GACAGACACTATCTTGGATTTGAAATTAACAAGGAATACTTGGACATTTCGAATAAAAGGCTCCTAAGTGTGTTAAAGGAATAGAAACTTCGAAGAATATGGAAGAGATCCGTCGGAATCACAACAATGCCAAGAGGGAACTGATACAAAGTGTGACCCTCGAGGGGCATCAAATCCTGGATGTGGGTTGTGGCTTTGGTGGAGATCTTCAAAAATGGCACAGGTGTGGGGCAAATATGAGTATGTGCGACCCAGAGCCATCAGCCCTCACAGAAGCCAGATCTCGCGCGAAAAATATGCATATGCGGGTAAACTTCTATGAGGGTGACATACATGATTGTCCAAATAGAAAGTTTGACATTGTGTGCTACAACTTTTCACTTCACTATATTTTTGAAAGTCACGGAAAGTTTTTTAGTTCTTTGAGGGAAATCAAAAAGAGAATGAAACCTGGTGGGAGGCTCATAGGTATCATACCAGACTCAGAGAAGATCATATTTAGAACACCCTTTAAGGACCAGATGGGTAATTTCTTCCTCATGAAGGGACATGGTAACGGTGGTTACGGTGAAAAGTTATTCGTACACTTGGTGGATACCCCGTTCTACGCCGATGGACCCAAGTCAGAACCAATAGCCTACCGCGACCTCCTCGTGACACACTTAGAAGAGATGGGACTTAGATTAGAATTGTGGGAAGGACTCACGGGCAACCCAATCTCAGAACTGTATAGCAAATTTATCTTTGTATATAAGAGATGATCGCATTCATTGTACTTTTGTTCATCAACCTATGGATACTTTCCCAGACCAAGGAACCCCAGGTGCTCACGGATGTCAAAGAGAAGTATCGCATTCTCCGTGAACACATCACCTCCACAGGTCACCCCAAATTTCAAATGCTTGCACACTGCGTTCCAGTAACTGGATTTTACAAGATTATTGGAGATACAGTTGGGTACAATACAAATAAGGGACAAGAAATTGCGGTGTGCCTTGATGGCTCCTCCAATGAAATCTTCCATGTACTTTTACATGAACTTACACATTCTACGGTAAGTGAATATTCACACTCAGACCAATTTTGGAAAAATTATAACGAGCTTCGAGACATGTGTGTGAATTTGGGAATTTATGAAAAGATTCCGAACCGTAAAAAGTTTTGTGGTCAGCACATACAGGATAAATAATCTTCTCGGTACATACTAAAATGAAAACGCCATTTAGTGTGTTCCTGATGGCGATCGTCTACTGGCTATTCATTTACCTCATCTCGACGGTTCCACACATGACTTCTAATTATAACGTAAATCTTTTATGGATTACTGTAGTTATACCAAATGTAATTCGTTACGCTGTTGGAAGTATTCCACAACTTGCCGTGAATCGCCTTTTCTTCATGGCAACAACGATAATAACCATGATACTCACATTTATCATAAATCGTCTCTGGGGTGAATCGAGAGAAGCTATAACCGAATACGGAAAGGACAAGAGAAAGACACTTAAGTTGAGTGCCTTGCTCGCATCGTTATTTGCGACTGGAGCTTTTATAACATATTTTACTGGAATAGATTCTTTAATCTACAGTGAAATGGGATGGGAGTCAGCCAATCAGGGCTTCACAATTTGATCCTTCACAAAGTAGAAGACAATAGCAGCAACCAAACCGGTTGAAGCCAAGCCGACCATGCTTCGAGAACCTTGTTCATTAAGGAACTTGGGGATTGAAGTGACAAGCTTGTCTTGAACTGGCTTAGATACAGCAATGGCAGCCGCAGCACCCGCAACGAGAGCAATCATTTGATCATCGGTGAGATTGAATGGATTCTTGCTTTCTGGAGCCTTCTTTTCTTGTTGTGGCATAGCATATGCACCCTGGGGTTGTGGGGCGGTCATTTGTGGCATCATGCCTTGCATCTTGGGCTCATCCATCATCATTGGTGGTTCCATCATGAGGTCATTGATTGGAGTGGAGTCCATGGTCTGTTTATTTTGACTCACATTTTTTTCAGGTTCAGAATCATTCACAAAGTTTGTAGTTGGATTATCATTGAGTGACACCATGCCTTCGCCGTTGTCTGAGAGACTAAGGGTTTCCACCATTTTAGTATAGTCCTATGTTTTTGACATAAGTCAGTGACGCACTCACCTCGCCTTTGTAATCTTAAGGTTTGTCTTCTTAGTGGCCTTTTTAGCATCCTCCTCCTTCTGATCCAAGTATTTGGGGTTGTACATTTTTTTGTGCAGTTTCCAGAGGTTGGGACTCCCCACTCTAAATCCCTTCCTGACGGTCGCCTTGTACCAAAACACACAATCAGTAATTTTATTAGACTTCACCGTATTGTCGAGGACCAGGCACTCATAGTTTTCCGTACACGCATCCATCACTTTAGAAAACATATCAAAAGAGGGGAATATCCCAAAAAATGACTTATAGAGTTTTTCACGGTTTTGTATGATGTTTTCCCTAAGAATAAATACATAATCCACATTGGCACGCAAGGCTGGTGGGAGGTCCATCACATATTGCATCGTCAACATGAAAAAGATATTGTAGTGTCTACCATTCATAAAGCATTGACGAATGCATGTGTCCTTGAGGAACTTTGAGTCGTACATACAATCGTCAAGGAGCATGAAAGCGCCGTTGTATGGACTCTTTCCCTTTGTACCTACAATCTTTCTCTGTCTTGATATAACCCGTTCTATGGCGTCTCTGTCGTATTCACCATAAACAAAGAGGTCTGGAATAAACTCACCGTAAAAGTGATTCCCTTCTTCCGTACCTGATAAGACTATCCCTGCTGGTATATGTTTCTTGTGATACATAATATCCTTGACGAGGGTTGACTTCCCTGTGTTACGCTTTCCGATAAACACACAGACCCGATCGTCCGACATCGTCTCGGGTTTGAATTTCCTCAATTGAAGATTCATTCTACAGTAGTGTCCCGTTTTATTTAGCAAAATTTTACTCACATACTATAGGAATGTCAGGTCGTTTAAGACTTGCCGCCACTGGAGTCCAAGACCAATGGCTCACAGGCGATCCACAGTTTTCGTATTTCCTGATGAATTTTAGAAGACATACAAAGTTTGCCATAGATTATGTAGAAAGTCAGTTTGACGGAGATATCACATTTGGAAAGACAATCACTTGCCGTGTTCCTAATGACAAAGGGGATCTTATTCGTAATATGACTCTAAAAGTTACACTTGACGATCCAACACCTGATGATGACAATTGGTCGCCATCTATTATATCACACCTTGTAGAGAGTGCTGAGCTTCTTATTGGGGGACAAACCATTGAAAAGATTACTGGTGAATATATTTACATACATCAACAACTTCACAATACAGACGATGACACAAATCAATCACTTTACTTTTTAAATGGCCACAGTAATGTTTTGTCTTATAGCGAAGACTATACATATTTTATGGACCTTCCATTTTACTTTTATAGACATTCAAGTTTGGCTGTACCTACCTGTGCTCTCACAAAGCAACTTGTAGAAGTTCGGATAAAATTGAGACCTCTCAGTGAGCTCATATATGATGGTGCATCCCAAAATGTACAAGCCAACATTAAGAAATTTTCACTCGATACAGAGTTTGTCTTTTTAACGGATTATGAAAGAAGATTTATGATGTCACAACCCCTCGACTATGTGATTACTCAAGTTCAAATGTCTAAATTTGTCATGAAACCAGGTGAGAATATAAAATCCGTTTTGCTTAACTTTTTACACCCAGTAAAGGAACTTTTCTTTATTTCACAATCTGAAGAAGCTGTCAGGGCAAATCACCCGAATCGATACAATACAATTACAAATGTAAAACTAAAATTTAACAATGAAACGGTATTTGACAGAGACAATAAGTTTCTTGTCTATGAACAGGCCTTTAAACATCACGTAAATTCACCTTACAATTATGGTGCTTCATATGTGGATCTGAAGTCCGACTTTGCGATGTACAGTTTTTCACTTAGACCCGAAGTGTACTATCCAACTGGTCAGGTAAACATGAGTCGGATTGTCCATAAACTTTTAACAATACAAATTGACCCAATAAATGGCGTTGATAATAACAATACACGGGTCTATGCAGTAAATTACAATATTCTTCATATTCACAGTGGAATCGCTGGTTTAAAATTTTAGATTGATATAATAGTAATGGCTGGTCGTATTCAACTTGAAGCTTCCGGTTCTCAGGATCAGTTTTTTACACTGGATCCACAGTACACGCATTTTTTGCAGAATTTCAAAAAACATTCAAATTTTGCAAAAGAGTATGTGGATATTGATCCAGAGACAATAGTTGATTTTGGTGGAAAAGCTAAATTTAAAGTTGCCCAAAACACCGGGGATCTTTTGATGACCCTCAGTGCAAAAATAAAACTACCAACAATTTCAACTGTGCTGTACACAGCACCCACATTTATAGAATCCATAGCACATGCACTGATTGAGCATGTGGATCTTATCATCGGTGGAAAAGTTATTCAGCGAATCACGAGTGACTATCTTCAGATCCACTCAGAACACTTTGTGACACAGTCTAAACAGAGGGCTCTCAAGCAACTCATAGGAAAATACCCCGAGCGAAGCATTTCATCAAGGGTATCAGTTAAAGAAATTTTAGGAAGTTTGGGATCTGCAGATGAAGAAGATGAATTCTTTGTTGATCTTCCATTTTATTTTTTGAATAATCCAGAATTGGCTGTGCCCCTCTGCGCGATCGATAAACAAGAAGTTGAAGTTGAATTCAAACTCCGAGACCATGACCATCTCATCATAAAGGGGACGGATGGCTCACTTCAACCCGTGACACCTGGTTCAATTCACATCAAGGATTTCAAACTTTGTGCCGAAATTATATTTTTAGATCCATGTGAAAGAATTAAAATCAAAACTGCAAAACAGGATCATGTGGTGACCCAGGTTCAACAAAATGTCTTTGAAATTGGTCAAGGTGTTCAGACTGGAACTTTCAAGTTGGATTTTTGCAATCCAGTGAAAGAGCTCTACTTTATTATTCAAAGACAGGGGGACACGGGAACGGGTGAAGGTGAATTCGTGACCCCATTTGACTACGACAACACACTCGAAGAAACTGGAAACAAATACATCCTTTACGAAAACTTGGATTATCTTACACTCGATTTTGATGGTCAGCCTGTCATTACCCAAGAGACTGGGAATGTCATATTTCTCAAAGCTGTGCAGGCCGCCATTCATCACTCCAAGACACAGCTCATACGAAGGTTCTATTCATACAGTTTTGCAACAGAACCAGAAAAATGGTATCCAACTGGACAGATTAATATGAGTCTCGTGAAAGAACAAATTCTTAACCTAAGTTTGACCCCGTGTGCAGATTATGCAAGACAAGTCAGGGTGTACGCCGTGAGTCACAATATTCTTCGCATACGCGAGGGAACTGCCCGAACTCTTTTTGATTTGAAATATTAATGAAGACAGGATTTGGTGAATCGTCAGGGGCTTACGAAGAGTCTCAGCAACAAGCTCTCATGGGAATACTCCTTCCAGTCCTAGAAAGAAGTATGGTCATGGCGGCTGAATATTCCAAGGCGTGTGGGCGTGATACTGTACTCCCAGAAGACATGGAATATGCAATCAAGTATTGTGTCATGCACACAGTTGGCCAGAATATTGGCTCACTGTTTCCAGAAATTTACGATGAAGAGTCTTCCGACGAAGAAGAAGACCTTGAAGAAGTTGATCCCGAAGACTGCCCACCTTTTGAAAGATACACAGGAGAAGACACAACCTTCAGACAAATGAATGAGGCATATGACACGTGGAACACGTGGGTACCTCAAAGTCCGGTAGAAGAGATGTTAAAAAATGCTATTAATAGTAATGAGTACCTATAGGCCGGTGGGGTGGGGAGGTTCTGAATATAAGTCTCTTAAACTTACTGATGATAGTAGTACTGATAGTGATTCCGATGATTCAGGTAGTGACTCAGACGACGAACAGCTATTTGCAAAATCGAACATCATCAGGAAATCCAAATTCAAAAAAATTGTCCATAAAGAAGAGTTACTTCCAGAGTAAAATATTTTCCTCACCTATAATATAACCCAAAATGTCCAACTCACCAATGACGAGCGTGAGCCTTGTTACCCAAGAATTGGAAACCCAATCCCTTAACGCGATCATCGCGGGCTTCAGCTTCGCGGCGGCGATGAGCTGGATTGATGTCACTCGCTGGATCACTCAGCAACTCATTAAGATGCCACGAAATGGCGGTGCCTACTACACTTTGACCGCGATCGCCACCACCTTGTTGTCAATCATTGTCTACATGGTCATTTCTCGCGTGTCCTCTCGCGTGTCCAAGCCAGTTCAACCAGTCTTCGCGGTTACTCGCTAATCGGTGGAGGTCGTCGGCGCATGAGTAACATCAGGACAAAACCAATGAATACAATCACTCCAATGGAGATATACTCTTTCCATCTATAAGAATCCACCACAACTTCGGGGATACTTATTGGTGGTGG